TCAAAATCAGTTTGGTCTGTGCAGAATAAAATATCTCTGTAAACCTCACCTTCATCATCAATTACTTTAAATGTATAGTAATCTCCCTCTTTTAAGTCGTATTGATTTGTTATCTCTAAGAATATATCTCCCTGACTAACATCAAGGTCTCCGCCCTCCCACTTTATCGCAGCACCTTCGGGATTTTGCAGGTATTGTTGATACTGAAAATCTCCAGTATAATCAAACTTTTGCCTTGTGGATTTATTTATAACCTCTAGTCTAAGGTCTCCAACAATGTCTCTTCTTGAGGCAACCTTTATTGTTTGGTCTCCTGTTGATGTTGTTAATATATGCATATCGAAGTAATAATCAAATTGTTATTTGTTTCAAATATACAAAAAAAGGGGCAATTAAGCCCCCTTTTAGATTTATACCCCTATTAAATTTATGAAGGGTCTCTTTGAGTAGATTCAGTAGCAGTAGCACTTGACATTCCTGCAAATGGGTCTGAATCAGTTCCGCCATCAACAAATGAAGGCATACGGATTTCGTTTGCAGTCAAAGTTAATGTATAACCATTCAAGTCTCCCATAGCAGTACCAGTTACCGCAGTACCTCCAGTTACATCAGCACCATTATCAGCACCAACCAAAAGGAACTTATCATCAAACGTCTGAACTATAACGTGAGGTCTCCCATACGCCATAAGTTTTAGTTCTTTGTTATCCTCTTTAGTTAATTTGAATAATGTAACGCTTAATACTTGCTCAAAGAAAGTTGTACCATTCTCCATAGAAGAGGTAATGTTTGTTTCAAGGGAAGAATTACCTTTAACATCGTATGTGTGGTAGTCAAAAGTTCCTGTCATATCAGTAATCTCATCACTTGAACCAACGGTTAAAGTTCCTAAATCACCAAAATCAACAAAGTGAATCTTTTTTATACCACCGACAGCATCCTTACAAGGTCTTAATCTTCCGCCAGTTAAATCACAAGCCATATCTTTTTCTTTTTAGTAAAAGGGGCAGAGTTACCACCCCTTTAGATTAAACAATTATTATGCTAACGTTAGTAACGCCAAGTCAGAACCGATTCCGTATTGAACACCAGCAGTATATCGCATAATGATTCTTACGTTTTGGCTTCCGTCAATGTCAGCCATATCGATTAACTTCACTTCGTTATGGTCGGCAAGCAATCCTGTACCAAAGTACAAGTTAGAAGCCTCTCCAGCTACGATGTGGTCTGATGGCATACCTGGAGTTAACTGAACTTTAATTCCTTCGAAAGAAAGTGCGTTACCCATATTATACCATTGTGAACCTTTGCTATCAGTACCAGCAGCACCAAGACCTTGCGCTCCGAATCCACCTAGTGAACGGATATAAGCTTGGTAAGCACCAGTAGGAACGTAGATAGTCAAGTCTTCTTTGCCATATACAGCAGAAGGAATAGCGTCAACTACATTTCCAAGTAGAGATGCGATATTGCCTGATGTGAAAGAAGTTTCAGAATCATTAGCAGCATCGTTAACATCACCGTCAGCAGCCATAAGAACTGTAAGACCGTCAAACTCACCAGCGTTGGCATTCACACCAGCCCAGATGTTTTGCTCAGTTTTCTCAGCAACTTTAGCCGAAACGTGCCCTAAGATAAAGTCAGAAAATGATGTAGGTAGCTTGTCAAATGCAGAATATCCCATTTTTACAGCTTCCCAATCAGCTCTGAAGTCTTTCTTACATAGCTCAAGGTTTACTTGGAACTCTTCTGGCTGAAGAATACGCTCTGTCAATGTAAGCGCATCAGCAGTTGCAGTAAAGTCGCAAGTACCATCAGCGATAAAGTTAGTTGAAGCAACTTTCTTTACCACCTCTTTATATTTAACATTAGGCTTAACGGTGATTGCACCATCGGCTAATGTCTTACCGCTTAAAAGCGCAGCAGAGATATATTTCCCTGCAAACTCTCCAGCGTAAGTAGAAGTAATAGTGTCAACAGAACCATTACCAGCGTATAGATTTACTTTTTTATTACTCATTGTTATATTAGTTTAGAAAATACTCGGTCAAGTGTATTAGCAGGGCGATTCTGACCGAATTTAATCACCTCTTTATTTTCAGTTTTCTCAGAAGGAGTATGTGCGATTGGCTCGGCTGCTGGTTCAGCAGATAGCTTTTCAACTTGAGACGAAAGCTCAGCCTTTTCTTGCTCAACTTTATCATACTCAACCATCATATCCTCTTTAATAGACTTAATCATATCTTCAAGTTCTGCGATTTTAGAATCGAAGTCCTGTTTAGATACGTAATCTTCCTCTAGCTCTTCTGCCTCATCTTCTTCGGCTTCTGGAGCTTCTTCTTCTTCGGATTCCTCAGCCAACTCAACCTCTTCAGTTGATTCAGCATCAAGAGCAGCATCTACTTCTTCAGTAGCAGCTTCCTCAACAGAATCTTCAGACAATGCAACTTCCTCTACTTTTGGAGTTTCAGTAACTTCTTCGGCTGCAACTTCAATGTTTTCAACCTCTTTAGTTTCTGGCTCGTTAATAGCAGAGAGCTTTTGCATAATATCATTTAGAATGTTTGTAGCTTTACTCTCCATATTATGTTAATTAACAGTTATAGTTATAGATAAATAACAAGTATTAAACAACCTGTTAGATTTTCAGGCACTTATTTTTCCTATCCCCTGACTTCTAAGGGTGCCATCACAGCATCTTCTAGCATAAGTCTTTCCATTCTTGCATAAACAACCTCTCTTTGAGTTTGTCGGCACTTGCCTTCCTACTGTTTCTTTACTTTTCATTTCTTACTTGATTTAGGGTGTTTCTTTGGCAATAAGTCGTAGTCAGTAGTATATTTAGCGTTTTGCGGTCTACCGTTCTTTAAAAGGTATATATAGGCGTTTACTCTAGCTTGCGCCCATTGTTCTGCTGACTTTACATTAGGACTGTGAGATGTCTGGAAAGCGCCAACTCCTCGCTGGTACACAGACTTCAGTTGTCCAACGGTAGTTCCATATCCCTTTTTAGATTTATACTTCTCGTTAAAGTCATTAGCTTTCTTCTGTAACGACTTTAGCACTCTGTCGGGTACAGTAACTCCCCTTGACTTCCCAGCAGCACCCTTTGGATTGCGTTTACTTCCTCGTTTTGGATTAGGATTTGGAGTATCGGAATTTGGAGCTTTCTTGCTTCGTTTAATTCTTCCCTTGTCATCATATTCAGCTAGTTTATGTTCTTTGCAAGGCATATACCAATCCTTACCCTCAACATTGTGTATGTGAAAACCCTCGCATCCAATGTCCTTTGCGATTTTTAACGCCTCTTCTTTTGTGTCGTATGCAAGTCTACCGTCTATTTCTTTAGAGGATAAATCAAGCTTGGATTCGTTTGAGTTAATCTCATCTAGCTTACCTTCTGCCCAGCGAATACCTTCTTCGCCTCCCCAAGCATCCCAGAGCAATCCTCCACAACCTTTGTTGTATGGCTCGCCCTTTTTCTTCTCAAATCTATTGTAAGATGCCATTTCTGATATAAGACATCTTGATAGTGGTTTACCAGAAGAAATTAGTTGGGCAAATTGCCAAGCCTGCGGTGTTCCGCATCTCGGTTTATTGCTGTCATAGTATGCTAGAGCCCTTTTAGCGTTCTTTTTAGCTGCATCTGGGTAGTCAGAGTATGTTTTGTCGTATAAACCTAATTCAAGCTCTTCAGACAGCTCTGTGCAGTCGCAGGATAGGTCTAACTCACCTAATTCCCTTAACTTACCCCTACTCCAAGCTAAACCAGCCTTACCGCCCCATAATAGGTATGAAATTGTGCCACAAGCCTTAGAATCGCCTGCATCATAGTATGTTTCAGCTCTTGATAGGTAGGAATACATCCTCTTAATTGTTGACACACTGAGTTTTTCGCCTCTACTGAGCTGCTGGGCTCTTATTTTCCCCACAGAGGTGGCGCAACGGTTATTTACCTTTTTGTTTAGCTCAATACCTCTCTTGGCATTATTTCTAACGCCACTTCCGTAGTCTCCGTATGTCTTTAGGTTTAGCTTTCCAGCTTCAATGCTATCGGCAATCTCCAAAAGTATTTCAGCAGCATCATTCTCTTTCTGAATCATTGACATAGCAACCTTATCAGTAAAGTAACCCTCTATTGAGAACCCTTTTACCTTGCCTGTTTTAACGTAGTCCTTCCAAACTTCTTCATTGTTTACTTTCATTGACACCATCCAAGTACCAACAGGCATCTTTAGTCCGTACTTACGAGATTTGTCGTACTGCTCATCTTCTATTATCCAAGACTCCACAACCGACATTCCTGATAGCTGTGCCTGATGCTCAAGAGTTGACCTGTTTTGATTTCCTTTCATTAGGAACAGTTCAGATGCTCTACGTACAGTATCTTCAGAGAAGTATATATAATACTCATCCTCTTTGTCTCTCCTGTATATTTTCTTGTTAGGTATAAGTGCAGCACCCATAAGAATGCGCTTATCCTTATCAACGTCAGCAAGCTCAACTTTTATTTCTTCTTTTAGAGCTACAAAGTTTTCTTCTATTGCAGGTTGCTCTACAATTGATATGGCATCAATGCCTGAAAACTCTCCCTCTTCGTCTATAAATAATTCTATTACCTTCATACTATTGAATTAACCGAATGATGCGGTATTTGTTGTATTTCTATCTAATTCTTGTTGTGTTGAAATGTCTTTTCCTACTACAAATGCTTTTACTGGTTTTGCTTGTTGCCCAGCAACGGTCTCTGCTAATTGCGATGTTTGAGATGCGCCAACCACATTAAAGTCTGGTGCTTGTATTACATTTCCACCACCAGCTCCACCTCCACCAGAGGCATCTTTTGCTCCACCACCCTTTTTTCCTATCATTGTAGACAATATGTTTGCAATAGAAAGAGCAGCTCCAATTTTTGTTCTTAAATTACTCTTTTTAGCTTCTACTTGAGCGGGTATGTAGGCTGGATTTGGAGCACCGAATGGGGGTAAAAACGCAGCGACAGACTGTGCTGATGCAGTTTTTGCGGCTATTGCTGTTTGAGCTGTAATTATTACTTTAGCTATCGCAGCACCTTTTTCAACAACCAACGCTGCCTTTGCCATAGCTTCGTTTTCGCCAGCTAAATTACTTAAGGTACTTCCTATTGATGCAGCAAAACCAGTATATTCTAAATTTACTAGTTTCTTGGCTTCAATAGCAGCAAGCTCTTGGTCTAAATCATTTTGTCTTAATTGTGCTAATAAATCAAACTGCTCTTTTCTTGCTGTTGCAATTTGGTCTGCTGTTGAATGTTCATTATCAATTATCGCTGTTTGTCTTTCTAACAGTCTTTCAATGAAATTGGCATTAGCCTCAAAGAACAAGGTGTTTGCTTCGGTGTCAAATGTTCTTAAATCCTCAAGTGCCTGCTCTTCAACCTGTCTTTGAGTATCTCTGGCTTTTTGAGTTTCAGCAGCAGCTCTTTCAGCTCTTTTTCTTTCTAACTGACCTCTTTTTGTTTCGTAAGATGCTTCAAGCTGAATCAATACGTCATTGTGTTCCTGTTGTGCTAACACAATAGACTCATTGTATTCCTTTTCTGCTTTAGCCTTTTCAGCAGCACTTGCATCAGATTCTTTAAACTCTTCAAGTCTTAACTTCTGTCTTTCCTTAAACTGGTTTAGTCTTATTAAAAGTTCTGCTTTAGCGAATTTCTCTTGGGCATTTATCTTCTCATCTTCAGTAAGCAAGGTTTGGTCTATTGACTTCTGACGATAGCTTTCCTCTAACTTCTCTAAATTAAGTAATTGTTGCTTAAAGTCTCTTTCTCTTTTGCCCCCACCTCTTTTGCGCTCTTTATTCTCAATGTCGACAAACTCAAGTAATCTGTCTATTCTATTATTTTCTTCTTCAAGCTCATCCTGATTTAGCTCTATTATTTTTTTTAACCTACGAGATTCCCGAACATCGTCAGTATCAAGCCTTTTCTTGTCAGAAGCTTCTCTCTTGGCATTTAATTCATCAAGCCTCTTCTCGGCTGCCTCTAAAGATTCATATCCTTTATCTCTTGCAGCAGCCTCCCTTTCAACTTGTATCTCTACCATTTTAGCAGCAGACTCTTCTATTTTTATTTGAGCCTGTCTTGACATAGCCTGCTTAATTATAGCCTCTCTATACAAGTCTGTTATTCTTGTAGCTTCTTCTGTTTGCTTAGCAACATCTTCAAGAGATAATTTAGCATCCTTTAGCTGCTTCAAATAATTAGGGAACTCCTTGTTTAAGCCCTTAATAGCATCGTTCTGTTCCTCCTGAGACTTTGTGGTGTCTTGTAATGTCCTAATGTATATTTCAAAAGAACCAGCACTTTCTTTTACGGTTTTAGATGCTCCTTCAAAAGCCTCTCTCATTTCTCTTGTAAATCCAAGTAGTCTCTCGAAGAAGGCAAATATTTGAGG